ATCTGAACGCAGCGGATGAGATCGCCGGCGCGCAGGTTGGAGCGCACGGGCAGCCAGAAGGCGTCTTCGACCATGACGGCCAGCGGCAGTTTGTCGTAGTAGGTGTGCATGGCCCCGAACGGCGCCGGGTTGACCAGCACGAGGTTCTGGGCCTTGGCGCGGTGCTCAGCCATTGGACGCCTCCGTCTTCTTCGCCGGAGCCTTCTTGCTCTCCGACTTTTTGGCGGCGGTCTTCTTCGCCGGAGCCTTCTTGCCGCCCTTGATGCGCTCGATCGCGGCGTCGAATGTGTCGCCGTCGTGCTTGCCGAGAGCTGCGGCCAGTTTCTGAAACCCGGTCTCCAAATACCGGGCGCGTGCGATCTTCATGACGTGCCTCCTTCAAAGCAGTCCGGATAGGGTCGCTGCTCGACGAGCAGCGGGCACCCTTCCGGCAGGTGAACCGGGACGCCCAGCGCCTCGGCCAGTTTGATGAAATGCATGACGCCGGCGCGCTCGCGGGCGTATTCGGTCTTCGACGCCTGGTCGACGCCCCACAGGCCCAGCGCGTCGACGCCTTGGTGAAGCGCTAGCGCGGCCGCCCAGCAAACGCTGTTGCGCAGAAACTCCGTACCGAACCGGGCCTCGATCGCGGCGCGCGGGATGTCGACGGCGTCGGGGCACTCAAGCCCGCCAAGCGTATAGATCGGCTTTCCGTGCCGACGATGCAGCCATTCCCAATGTGCGGGGTGCCAGGGCCGTCGCGGGGGCACATAGTCGGCGGCCGTGTGCGGCTCCATCCAAGCGTCCCATCGCCCGATCCCGACGAGCTGTCCGGCCCCGATCACGATGCTGTCTCCGCCCGTTCCGACGCCCCATATTTCCCAGGACGCGTCGTCCAACGGCGCCAGCGCACGAGACGCCGCCTTGCCCAGGATCGCGACCTTGCGCATCGACGCCTCCAAAAAGGAAAGGGGGCGAGGCCGAAGCCCCGCCCCGATACGTCAGCGAGTGTCGCCGACGGTGATGGCGTGCAGGATGTTGGTGCAGTCGACCACACCCGCCGCGCTGACCGAGTTCACGATCACCTTGTCGTAGTCCGAGATCGTGCCCGTGCGCACCGCTGTGCCCCAGACGACGATGTCGATGATGTCTCCGACCGCCAGATTGAGGCTGTCGTCGGAGTTGTTGAAGTACCCGTCGGCGTCAACGGTCACGGCCGTGTCGGTCGTGTCGTACCGGTAATGGTTGAAACCGTTGCCGGTCGCCATGAGGGTCAGATTGCCTGCGGTATACGCCATGGTTCTATCCTCCTCAGCTCGTCGGCAGGGCTTCGTTGTCGTCGAGGCCGCCCTCGATGACGCCGGTGTCGTCGATCAGCTTCGCGCCGCCGCTCATCATGTGATTCACGAAGTGCGCGGCCCGATCGCCGTGCCAGGTGATGTCCGCGCGAACGGACTCGGGGCTCTCCATGTCGCCGGAGAGGTTCTGCGACGCGTAGCCGACCGCCATCTTGTTGAAGACGAAGACCTTGGCCGCGTTGGTGCCGGCGCCGGGCAGGCCGGTGTGCACGCACCACTTGATGCCAAGGTACTCCTTCATGCGACGGCCGGTGTTCGGCGCGCCCGCCTCGTAAGCCTGATCGCTCACATAGTCGGACGAGGCGAACTCCTCGACGGTCATGGCGTAGGCCCACGCCTTCGTGGTCAGGACGCCGTAGTTCTCGTCGCCCTCCTCCACGTCGTTGGCGTAGAGCGCCTGCGCCATGTCGATCAGCGCGTTGCGGATCGCGGCGGCCGAGGTCACGGTCCAGCTGATCGCCGACTGCGTCGTCGCGTCCAGGGCCGTGATGATCTGGTTGTCGATCTTCCGGCCGAGGGCGTTGGCGCCGCCGCGGGCGATGGCCTGCCGCTCGTCGATGTTGACCTTCGCCTCGTCAAGCTTGTCGACCCAATCGCCGGCGTAGAAGTCGGAGAGGGTCACCTCGATGGGCGTGTGGTCCTGGTTCATCGGCGTGATGGTGCCGTGACGCGCCTTCGTCGTCGCGGTGCCGGTGCCGATCTTCTGGAAGGTGGTGGACTTGCCGATGACGTTCGGCTTGTGCCGGACGGTCTTCAGCAGCTTGGAGCCGCGACGCTGGAAGACGTCGTGGACGTCGCGCTCGTACTGACGCACGAACGACTGGTCGATGGAGGTGCTCATGGTTCGGGTTCCTACCTATGAGGTTGAGTTGGGCTCACAGGCAGCGCCCTCCGGGAGCCATGCAGTCGGGGCCGGGGAGCCGGAACGGGGCCGGCCCGGTCTGCACGGGGCTTCAGGGCTGCGAATTAGCCGGATCGGCGCGGGGCCTCTTGCGAGGGGAGCCGCAAATCCGGCGAAGTCCAAAGGGACGAACGAATAAGAGGCGGGCGGGGGTGAATGCGTCCCCCGCCCGCCGTGATGCTCAGTACTGACGGCCCTCCGCGCCGACGAGAGGCTTGTTGCCGTCCATCTTGGCGAGGATCTTGCGCTCTTCCTCGTCCCAATGCCGGGCGGACTTCTGGTCGCCCTTGGCGAGCGCGTCCTGGCGCTTCTGGCGCGCCTGATCGGCCTGGTCGCGCATCGTCTGCGCGTCGGCGGCGCTGGGTGCGATGTGGATCTCGCCCTCGCCGAACATCCGGCCGACCGGTGCCATGCCCTTGAGGAAATCGGGATGCGAGCCCAGCAGTTGGCCGCTCTTCAACTCGAGCTGGCCGAGCTGACCGTCGAACATCCGATTGTCCGCCTCGCCCGCGTATTGGACGTTGGCGTCGTAGTCCTTGCCCCAGGTCTTGCGCAGCGCCGCCTCGGCCTGCTGCTGGTATTCCGTGTCCTGGGCGGTCTGCGCTTCCTGCTGCTGCTGGATGTACCCCATGAAGGCGGTGCCGACGGCCTTGGCCGCCGACGCCGGCACGCCGGCCTCATGCAGGGCCTTGCGCATCTCGCCCTCGAAGGCCTTGTCCGCCTCGGTCTGCTCCGCGCCCTCGGGCAGATCGAACTCGTAGGCGTCGGGCGTCTCCGGGATGCCCATCTTCTCGCGATAGGCCTTGACCTGCTCGTCGGTCGCGTCCTTGCCGGGCGGGACGATCGCGCCGGAGAGCTGCTTGCGCAGATCCTGGTGCGCCTTCACCAGATCCTGAACGGACGCGAAGCGCCCGGCGTGATCGCGCAGTTTCTCGTCGGCGATCGCGGCGCGCCAGTCGTCGCCCCCTTCGCCGCCCGCGGCGTCGCCGCCGTTCGCGTCCGCCGCGACGGCGGCTTGCGCCTCGGCCGCAGCGGCCCCGCCGGCGCTGTCAGCGCCAGCTTCCGCGCCCTCTCCGCCGGCGTTCGCGCCCTCCGCGCCGTCGCCGGCGTCCGCCCCTTCGGCTCCGCCTTCCTCACCGGCCGCGCCGACACTGCGGGCCATGTTGGGATGCGCGGCGTAGTAGGCCGCCCAAGCGGTCACGTCGTAATCGTCGATCGGTCGCATGACCTGCATCAGTCGGTCTCCTTCAAAGGTTGGAAGTCCGGCGACGGGGCGTCGCCCATCGCCAGCGAAAGGATGTGCATGCCGAGGTCGCGGCGCGCGGCGGCGTTGCGGACCTCGGCGTCGGAGCCCTGCCCCACCGGGGCCGGGTCGTAGATGTGGCAAAACCGCATGATCTCGTAGAGCGTCCGGCGGCCGTGGTCGGTGGCCAGAAACGTGTTGCGGAAGTCCCGCATCACGTCCGTCTCGTCGCGCTGCGCCTGCCCGGCTCGGTGCATCGCTTCAAGCGCTTGCTCGAAAGCCGCGGGCGGCGGCGGGCGGCGGCGACGGAACGGGCCGAACATCACACCGCCTCCGTCGCCTTGCTGACCGCCTCGGCAGTCGTCTTGCCGATGTCCGCCGCCTGCTGCACCTGGGCGGCCTGCTCCTGCGCCTGCACCTGCTGCGCGCGCTGCTGGCGGAGCTGCTGCACCGCCTCGGGCGGGCGCAGGATCGTGGGTTGAATGTCGTTGGCCTCCGCGTCGAAGCGAATGGCGGCGTCGATGTCGATCGAATCCAGCGCCGACGGGTCCGCCTGCGCCAGACCGAACACCCGCGCGATGAACTGCTGGACCTGCGCACTCTCGATCTGCTGCTTCGCTCGGGTGATGGGCGAGGTGAATTTGAACTCAACGTCGCGCCCTTGCAGCGACGCCGGCGGCTGCGGAAACGGCCCTTGCCAGTTGTTCGCGGCGGAGCGCCGCAGCAGGATGTTGAAGGTACGTTCGACGATCGGCGCGATGTAATCGGTCTCCAGCCGGCCGAACACGGCGCCGATCTCGCGAATGAACTCCTGCTGGCGCTGGATCACCTCCGTCGCCGTCATCTCCGGCCCGTCCTGGGGCAGGTTCAGCACGCCGCGGAAAAAGACGCGGGCGATCTCTTCGCGCTCCGCCTGCAGAAGATCCAACCCGAACGGCACGTTCGCCCGGCTGTCGAGCTGGCGCAGCGGATCCGCCATGCCGGACTTCGCGACCTCGACCGCGTTGTAGAACGTGATGCCGCCCGGCCAGTTCTGCATCGCGCCGACAAGCCCGTTGGCGGGCGCCAGCCACGGCGGATCGACGGCCCGGTGACCGGCTTTCAACAGCGTCTTCTTGATTTGCTGCACGGTCTGCACATCCGGCAGCGCCATCGTGCCCGGCCCGCGGCCATAGACCTCCCCGGTCGTAGTGTCCCAGCGCGGCACGGCGGCCGGGAACTCCTGAAAACCGCTTTCGACGACCTTATGCCCGCTGTCCTTGTCGATCACCATGAAGCGAAACGGCATGTTCATCGCGTCCGACCGGCGCGGGTCGCGGTCGCGGCGCGGCTCGATCATGCTGATATACGTGCCGCGCTCCGTCGGGCGGTTGTCCGCCAGCGCCTTGCGGGCCTTCTCGCCCAGGTTCTCCTCGCCCCAGCGCTGCGCCGCCTCCCGCGCGCTTAGGCGTTCGGAAATGTGCAGCGTGTCGATTCCGCCGTCGGCGCTCTCCAGGAAATAGCAATCCTTCAGATGCGGGCAGCGATAGAGCAGGTGCCGGCGCGTGAAACTCTCGGTCACCATGACCGTGGCGTTGCCGAAGTTGACCAGATCGAAGTCCGCCTCGCCCGTCGCCTGCTGGAAGCGCGCGGCCGGGTTGTACATCGCCCGCCACTGGATGCGCTCGACCTCATGCAGCCAACGGGCGACCTCCTCGTCGACGCCCTCGACGTCGATCTCGAACCACTGCGCCTGCTTCGGCTTGATCAGGCCGTCGATCGCGGAGGCGAGCCCGCGGGCCGCTTCCGCCGGCGCCGTGTCGAACTGTTTGGCGCTGCGGTGCTGGCCCGGAACCCACGTCGAGGTGAACCCCATGCGGTGCGGGGCCAGCACTTCGGCGACCTCTTCCCACAGGCTCGGGAACTGGCCGCGCCGCTCAATCGCCTGGTCGTGGCGTTGCAGGGCGTCGCGAACCGCCTGTTCCATCAGGAAGCCTTGCCCAGCACGGTCGGGCGCTGCACCTGGCCGGCGCCCTCTTCAGGCGCGCCGAGACCCGACGTCAGCACCGTCTGGCGCAACCCGCGACGCCGACGCGCCGCCTGATTGGCCTTGGTCTCGGCCGCCTTCTTATCCGCGCTGTCGTCCGGCATGGGCGGCGGGGGCGGCGGGGGCGGCGGCGGGCTGGGGCTCGACAAGCACATCGGTTCGGTCTCCTCAGTCGCAGATCTGGCCCGCGACGTAGATCGGGGCGTCGGGGTCTTGCGCGGCCTGCGCGGTGGTCAGGCGCTCCAGATGGCGGGCGTCCATGGGCGAGCCGTCCCAATCGTCATCGACGCTCGTGGGCGCGACGCCGTTGAGCCAGCGCTGCACCGAGACAAAGGCGCCGCCGGCCGGCCCGACCTTCAGGTGATGCTTCACGCCCTGACGCACGCGGACGGCTCGACCCCACCAGCGTGACGCGCCGTTGCGCCGATCGTGAAGGTGATCCTCCGGGATCGACGGCGCGCCCTCGACGTAGAAGTGCAGGTCGCCGCCGACATGCGCCTCGAAGCTGTCGACGTTCGGGTGCGTGTGCTCCGGGATCGCGCTGTTCGGCTCGCAGATGAAGAGCTGCGCCTGAAACTCCCCGGCGCGGTGGATGACCAGCCCCGGGCCGTTGCCGCAGAACGCAAACGCCCCCTCGGCCGGCGCCAACGGCACGGCGGGCGCCTCGGTCAGCACCCAGCGCAGATAGTCGACGAGCGGGTCAGGGCTCTCCGGGTCGGGCGTGAATGTCGGGACCGGAACCGGCTTCGACCATTCGAGCGCGACGAAACTGCGGCCCCGTGCGCCAGAAACGCTGGACATCGATCTCTTCCCCTTCGTCGGTGAAGCTCCAAAGGAGCATCGTTTCCTGGTAGACGCCGGCGCGCGGCATGACGGCTTCAAGGCGGGCGCCGAGACGGGCCATCCATCGGGCCGCCTCTTCATGGCTTGCGACCATGTAGGCTTCGGCCCGCCGGCACCCGGCGTCCCACAGCGTCGGGAACACGGCGCGGCCGATCAGGCGGTTGGCCTCGCGCTTGACCTCGGGCCAGCGCTCGGTCGCGGCCATCGTGAGCGTGTAGCGATGCGGCAGATAGCGGTTCGCCGCCT